TCTGGCTTGTACTGCTTCATTGCAATCTGTACACACTCCATAAGAATGTCCATAGACTTGCCGTTATCTTCCGCCACTGCTCCCACACCCTCAAACTTCTTCATAAACGGACGAAGTAGAGAGATTTTTAGAGGACGTACTGTAACCTTTGTGCCATCAATCAATGTAAGAGTAGTTTCCTCATACGTAGTTGTTGCCATTATTTCCTCCTATAGGTTATGTCAATTATAGCACGGTGAGTCTTTATTTTTTATTATTTTATTTTGTTAAATCTTCATAGTCTAAGCCATGTCCAATACCAAACCCTGCTTTTGCAGCATTCTGTCCTTGAAGGGCTAAGATGTCTTTTCCATCACTTGCCTTGCCTTTACTAAACACTCTGGCTTTCATATCTTCCCACTCTTTTTGTCCTCTTGAAGATGAAGAGTTTTTATCTAAATCTACCCCCTGAATTGCAGCCAAAAACTTTTTTTCTTCATAATCAAGTTCTCTACGACTAGCAAGGGTAGCCATCAATTCTGGCATAGATAGAGATTCTTCTAATTCTTTATAATCTTTCCAAATACCCAACAAGAATACTTCTGCTTCTATCTTTGCTAAATCTAATTCAGACCAGGTGCTTCCACTATCTTCGGCTTGTGAACTTACCGCTTCTTCAGATTTTTCATTTATTCTAATCCCCGCTGCAATATCTAAAATATCATATATTGTTGGCATGTCAAGACTATCTTCTATATCATTTTTATTTAAAGTTATTCCTGAATAATATTGTTTCATAGCAATTCTTACGCACTCTATTAAATGTCCTACTGCTTCGTCATCGTTTTTGGATTTTTTAACATATTCAAAGGCTTCCATAAATTCACGAAGATATTTTATTTTTAATGGATTTATTTCTAACTCTGTGCCATCAACAAGATTGATTATTTTATTTTTATAAATAGTTGTTGCCATAATCTTTCTATTCTATCATAGGCAAAACAAAAAACCCACCTAATTAAAGGTGGGCCTTTGTTTAATCTAAGTCTAGATTATGATTGTCCATAGGTACGATCAATGATCTTACCATAGGAACCTGATGTATCTTCAGGAAGAAGACGGAATGAAACTTCAAACATTGACGGTTCGTCACGCTTTGCTGACACAGTTACGTTCTCAATTGAAAGAGCACGATATGCTGCGTAGATACGTTCTTTATCCGCAAATGTTGCTGGGTCACCAGATCCTGGACCAACAGCAACGATTCCTCGTTCTACTGGAACATCTCCAATGTCTCCTGCACTCAGGTTAAGTGTTTGACCTGTAGATGCATTTTTATTTCCTGTAAGTTTAGAATCATCATATGCTAGCGCTAAAAGCAAGTTTTCTAAAGTTGCTTCAGCAAAAGCGGTAACAAGATTAACTTGCATACCTTGCTTGTATAGTCTTGCAACGTCAAGAATTTGATCTACCTGAACTTCACCAAAGTCTGGTTGGAACTGTAATTCTAAACCGTTCATTGTGTAACCAACGTTAGTGTATGTAGCGGCTGCTGTAAGTGTTTCTTTATAAGATTCACTTGAATCAATCACTGCTTGTGACGCTAAAGTTGACGGAGTCAAAGTTGTATCATTTACGAAGAATGCTGCTGCACCTACGATAATGTTATTTGACGTACCACGGCTATATGGCATATTTATTCACCTCTTTCATAAAGTATTTATTAAGTTGTATGGCGTGTTTCCTCTAAAAGCAATTATACCGCTTTTTATGTGTATCTAGAGTCTGAATCAACCGAAACGTGATAGTCGTATTCAATAATCAACTTGTTTACAAAAAGGGTTCTGGCTGAGGCTAGTTCTGCAACGTCTCTGCTTTCATCTGCTTGGTATACCCTTGTGCTATGAAACATAACATTAAAAGGTACAGAAATATTTGCATTGGCATCTAATATAGGGTTATTAATATTATAAGTATTTACGTCTTCCGCTGATGAGTCTTCACGATCAAGAGCGTTTGATATAACACGAACAGAGTCTATTAACTTGCCAACATCTGTAGAATAAATAAAGTATATTAATTGCTCTCTTTTTCGTAAATAAAAGGGGGTAGGTCTAAACCTCATCAACCTATCATAAACAATTAAAATAGGGCTTTCTGTCTGCCTAATTTGAATGCTGTCATTATATAGATCTTCAATGTTAGTCGGAAACTGTGCTGGGATCATAGGGCTTGGGGTTACTAGATCTGAATCTGCTATAAGTTCGTAATGAGCCAATTCAGATAAAACATATCTATTTAAAAATGTTGGTGGAAATCCTGTATCAGTTAATATAGTCATAGTCTTATTCTACCCCAATTGTTGCATTAGTTATCCATTTAAACCCAGTGTCAATTCCCTTACTTCTACCTGCTTTTGAACCAGCCTTAAAGTTTTTCTTATACAGTGTTGGTCTTTTAATGTAATCGTAAACTCCAGAGGCTTTTAAAAAAGATTGTTTAAAATACCTAGTCATAAACTCATCAAACACAGATTCAAAACCACCAACCACAGAATCTCCTCCTGGATTTTCAACTTTAATTGGTTTGCTTGTAAAAACTTCTCCATTAGGTCCGTTAAACTTTAATACCTTAGATTTTGTTGGAGTGATTGTTACTGGAATACCTTCTTCCATAATTTTTGCTTTATTATAAAATGGAGTAGTCATATTTTCAGAAACACTTCTTGATTGTCTAAATGTAGAATTTACGGAAAGCCCTAAATTACTAACGGTATAACCTAAATTAAATAGTCTTGCACTTGGACTACCAGTTTGATTCCATTCATAAACATGATGTAATGCTTTTGGATTTGCTCTGGCCTGAACATCAATATATTGCGCTAGTGCTTGAATAGTTCCTACCCCTAATTTATCAAAAAATATTTTTTTACCACGATTAACACCTTCTAAAAATCCAAGGGAATAATTAACAATATTATTCATTTGTTTAGTAAAGGATGTGGTGTTTGTTCTTGCTATCACTAGTCACCTACAGTCTGATTTTCAGCCCTGCGCCACAACATTTTATAATACTCTGTATATCCAAATGGACCAGTAAAAGGTTCAACTGTTGCTACTTCGTATATTGTTCCTTTGCCTGATCTTGCGCCTGCTGTTTCTTTGTAAATAATGCTATCGGATGCGTCTCTAATGTTAGTTATAAGTATGTTTGTGGTTGCATTGTTTGCGTTATTTGAAGAAAGTCTTGGGTCTTCTTTTGTTCTTGCAATAAGTTTATTTTCATACTTTAAAAAATTATCTGGCTTAATATCTTCTGAGCCTAATCCCCCTACAGAGGTAGCGTTACAAGTAATTGTTCTATCGTATACCCAGTCTTTTGTAGGTTGACCATAACCACCTTGTGCAAGAATAGGAAAGTAAATATCAGCCTTCATTGGATACAGAAAGTCTGTTACTTCACATACTTCCATTACAACACTCCAGGACGAACAATATTATTAACATATTTAGACAAAATCTTGTCTACAATAATATTTCCAGTACCCTCAATCATTCTCTTGTCATATTGAATTTTAAATTGATCAGTGCTGTAGTTGCTAATATATCTCTTGTAATAATCTAATTTGCCACATCTAATATCTTCAACTAATAATTTTGTAGCATCTTGAATATCAATAGGCACTACTTTATACCCTGTTTCTAATAATAATATAAGATCTATTCCTGTTGGAAATGCAACTCCAGGAGTTACAGTCATTGTGTTTCCGCTATCTTCTGTATCAAAAAGAGAAAAAGAATCTGATGAACCAATTGGAATTCTTGCTGGACGTCTTTCTGCTCTGTTTATAGCGCCTTCTGCTTGATTTGGATCTTTTGTAATAGCAGTCTTATCTTTAGTAATTACATATGTATAATCTGTTAATGCTGGACCTTCTTCATCGTATACGTTATATACCAATACAGTATTTTCATATACCTTCAATATTTTATGCACCCTTTTCCAAAGCGGAATATAATCTACTTCTTGCCCAACAATTTCAAAAAATTCACGTTCATAATAAAATCCACCAGTTATTGAATCAATAATTGATCTTGCTAAATTTTCATATTCTGTATATTTTGCAATTTCTGTTGCAGATGTTTGATTATTTGCTGCTGCTAAGAGTGTAGGACTTACGTATGGACGTTTTACTTCTAAATTATCTTCAACAACAATGTCTCCACGATCTGCTAAAACGATACCACTTTCCTCTAAGTCTTCATGAATTGTTAAAGCGTATGACTTATCATATTTAATAAAATCATCATCTAAAACATAAGTAACTTCTTTGCTAGCGTTTGATGTTCTGTAAGCAACAACTTCTGACTGTTCTGCAACGTCTTCAATCACTATGACATATTTAGCATTAGCATCTGGAACTGTGTATTTAACAGTTATTGGATATGGTGGTAGGCGAAGAATTGTTGACATTATGCTTTAGCGTAATAAGATGCTACTTCTTCAGGTGGTGCTATACGCACTAGCCTGTGAGTGAGCCACTTTTCCGATGCCTCCTTTGAAACTATGTTATACCCCACCTTTAGTGAACCTAAGTTATCCATATGAATATTTCTATCTGAATATAGTGCTATTTTATTTGTTAGATTTTTAGCCTTATCTGCTTCTTCTACAGTCTCTTCTGTTTTTTCTGGCGGAATCCAACTAGCCAAAATTTCTAAAATTTCAAGTTTTGTGTTTGCTTCAAACAACTCTATGTTATTTTTCTTTGCGTATGCTTTTAGTGCCATTACTGTTTTATCTTTTAATTGATCCATTGTTAGATTCATTTTTTTTCTCCCGTGTTCACTTGTAATTATACCATCAGAATGACAATAAGGAGGACGGTTATTATGCCGTCCTCCCTAGTACGTGATGATTATATTTTAGGAATCAGCACTATCTGAGTCAACATATGCGACTGCATCTAGTTCTTCCCAAGCAAGACCAAATCGTACGAATACTGTGTATTCAATTGTGTCTTTCTTTGGCTTGTATTCACGGTTTACAGTGATGTCTCTTTGGAAACCCCATACACGGTTAGCAGGGAATGTTAAATCAACATATCCTGCTGGGTAATAAGGAACTTCTAATACATCTACACCTAGTACACGAGTTGTACGTGCATTACCAAATGTTTGTGCATTACCATCCATGTAATCTTGGCGCATTGCTTGAGTGCTACCAGTGCGATCAGAGAACGCTGCTGAGATAGCATCTGCTAATGTACCGTTGTTACGAACAATACCAGCAAAAGCATCAGTACCTGCATAGAACTTAAGATTGCTCTTAAGTGCACGGTATTTACGAGGCATTGCTAATAGCAAACCTTGCATTACTGATGTTGTGAAGTTGTTGTCTGATACTGTTGCAGCATATTCGTGAGCAGCATTTCCTACTGTTCCACGAGTTTGCTTTACGAAACCAGACATGATGGACAAGAAATCTCCTGTTGCTCCATCACCGTTGATAGCAAGATCTTCAATATCGTTACCGAATGCGTTGGTCATTAATCGTACTAGACGATCTTCCAATGCTCCGCCTTCAATATTGTCTTCAAGTGCTTCAGTTGCTACTTCCCAATCAAGACGAATCTTTTTTGTTGTTAGTTCAACCTTTGTAAATCTAGCGCCAGTGTTTGTGTAGTTTGGTGAGCCTTGTGATGCTGCACGAATTACACGCTCTCCGACGTTGACTTTTTCAATTTCCATGGTGTTTGCTCTCATGGTGACACGACGGCCATCTTTAGCGAGGACAGTTGCATCCCAGACGTAATCAATGAAACGTTGTGCTTGTTCAGGACGTAGAATACCTCCTGCGTTGCCAGTTGGATTGACTGCGTTATCTCCAGTTGTTACACCGAA